TGTTTAGGGTATGGTATTTTTAAATATCATACCCAAGTCTCTAATTATATAACTATTGTTGTCGTTCACGGATTTGTTGTGCCGTGACACGGTGTTCAGCTTTAGCACGATCTTCTTGTTGTTGAAGAACGACTTTAGCTTGTGCATCGACAGCCGCTTGTTGTGCCACAATTTCTTGAAGTACATCTTCAGGAGTTGTGTTAAGATAAGATCGTAGATCTTGGCTATCGAATTTATTAAGAAAGTTCTTAATTTGATCATCAGTAAATCCAAAATCTTTAGCAATTGGTTGTACTGACTTACGAGTAGAATAAGCAATCATATATTGTACCATTTCAAAGGTAGTAATGATTATTTTTGTTTTTACACCTGGGTGATTTTGTTGATCATCATTAGCTTTAATAGCTACAATAACTTCGTTAGCATTATCCCATTTAACAAACATATTTCCTTCGTCAATGATAATACCATTATCACAATAAAGACGAATTGCTATGTTTTGCTCTGTTGCTCTGAGCTTATCACGATATGCTTTTAATTGTGTTGCATCCATCGATATCTAATCTCCTTTTATATTCTTTTGCACACTTTACAATACTATCTGGTGCATACAGTATAGTTACTGCAATGTTTGGCTTTTCGAATAAAATTATATATCGACGGTAATAAATAGCATATCGTTCTTTATGTCTCTGAGTGTTACACCGTTTAGTGTAAGCATTCATTAACTTATAAAGTTTAGAATAGGGATCTAAGTAATCCACATAGATCCCTTCATATAAAGCTTTTTTAATTAGTCGCTCCACTCCCTTTTTAGGAAGACCAACTCTACTTTTTGCCCTATCGTAGAAATGATCTGAAATACTATAATCGACGCTGAGCATATGGATCTCGTGCAGCCATAGTCAACTTCTTATTCCAGATAGTTGATTCTGCTACATGGATTGTCTCCGGATTAAAGATTCCAGACAATAGATATTGTTTGAATTCTACAAGGGCATTCATAAGAATAGTATAGATTTGGGCATTGGAGTGGTGGTACAAGTAGAAACGTTGTTCTACAGGACCATAGTTTTCTGGAAGCAAACCTTGCATAGATTGCTCTGCATTAGCACCATAGAAATGAATGGCACCTGCAGTAAACATATGATAGTTTGCATTCGCTTTTGCAACACTGATTAAGCTATCTAATAAACGATCAGACTTAAAGTATTCTTCATAATCTGGTACGTTGATATTAGCATTAGCTAAATCATTTAGAATACGATTAGATAGATTCTTGATTTCGATGAAGAATCTATCACCATATTTACCTAGGAAATCTGGACCAAGTTTCTTGATTTCTCGATCAAGTGCATTAGGTCTAGGTTTACCATTCTTGTGAATACTAAGAGTATGATTCTTCTTAGAGAGTTTCTTCTCTTGTTCGATATCAATCTTAGTAATCTCTTTAAATCGATCCATAAACCCTTTACGATAGTAATACTCTAACTGACTTGCAGGTTGAGTACCCCATACAGGGATTTGAATCTGTTGATTAGTTTGAGTAAACTGTGCAACCCATTTTTCGGCTTCAGCTTTACCTTGGTTAAATGCAACAGTTACTTCATTTAGATTTTCATTAGACATCGTATTCGTCTCCTTCCTCTTCAAGACGACTAATATCTTGAAGTACCGAGCCATTCATAATCATATGTATGGCGTTATCGTAATTCTCACGCTCTGTCTCAGAGATTTCATCGATTTCAACTTGAGATTCTAGATAACGTTGGATATCAAAGTCATCTTGGAACCACTTGTTTCCATCTTCATCTTCAATAGTATCGAGATAGTGCATGAATTGTACTAATGAGATAAATCCATCATAATCATATGGGCGAGTTTGCCATGAAGAGATCTTGGATTTCTCAAAGTCAATAATATCGACATTTTCGATGATATACTCACGAACTGCCGTTTGACCCATTGCGAATTTAAATGTCTTTTCTTGGTCATATCCATCAATGAAGAATATGAATAGAGTATACATTCTCTCTTCTGGGTCTACATTAAATTTGCCATTCTCATCTGGCGTTATTGGAAACGCCAGTTGTAATGGGCTTTCAAAAATATTTCCGTTATCCATGATTAGTTCCTCCTTTTGCATAATATACTAAAACAATAATCAAGGATCACGTTTATAATATATGCTCTTAGAAGAATTTAGGTTTAGGTTTTACATAGATTAGATAATTTGAGAATCTGGTTATACCAGTATATATTAGATTAGGCATGATATCTCGATGTAGGAATTCTTCCATGAAGATACCATGACTATATTGAGAGCCTTGAGATAAATGTGTTGTAATAGCATAAGCTAATTCAAATTTATCAGCTTTATTATAAGGATTTCGTTTAAGATATTCTTTCTGATCTTGAGGAGCTCTATAATATTGTAAGTCCATCTTAATCTGACTAAATAGATTATTACCATCATCTAGGAAATCTATAGTCATTTCCTTTAGATCTTTTCTAATAGATGTGATATCTGGATGGTTTCTAACTATTCCTCTGAGACCATTGACTAGATTAATACCATTTACTTCAATATTCCAATTATTCTTACGACAAATCAATGGTTCATTGAAAGTAGGATACTGAGTTCTAATCTTTAATATATCTTCTCTCATAAGAGTATTCACGTAGTCTCTAGTCTTATTCTTACAGCATAGAATAACATCAGCATTTAATGCCATATTATCAGTCAATTCATCTTCTGATATTACCATAGCATTATTATAATAACCAAAGTTAATTGGTAATCCTTTAATAGCTCTATCTGCAAGATATACTATCCCAGATTGCTCTGCTTGACGCATAATTTGGTCTAATCTATAGACCTTACCTGATACTAGATATCCTGGATCATCTCCTACTGGTGGTAACTGATTAAGGTCACCACAGGCTATGATCTTGATACCGAATGATTCTATGTCTTCTACCATAGATCTTGGAGTCATAGATGCTTCATCTATGATTATTAGTTTTATATCAGGTAGACGCTCTTTCTTAATCCATTTCAAAGTTGTTTTAGGCTTATTAAAGTAAGCATCTATGATAGGTTTACCATTCTCATCTGTCATAATAGACTCTGTTGGTTCATATATAGATGAATGAATGGTTCTAGCTTTAGTCATACCACGATTACGCATTACTATAGCCGCTGTGCCAGTATAGCTCATAGGCATAATCGAATCATATGGTATACTTAAACGCTTGATTATTTCATTTAATACAACAGTCTTACCAGTACCAGCCGCACCAGTATATTGGAATACTAAATCAGATGAATTATTATACCATTCTACTGCCGCTGATACAACTGCTTCTTGACCTGGGTTTAATATAAATCCCATAATCATTATCTCCTTTTACGTTTCTTAGGTTCTACCTCAGGTGGGTAGTCTATTGCTTCGTAACTGTATCTTGCTTCACCAAATAACATGAAATCTATAATCTCCATATATTGTAGAGAAGAATTATAGTACTTTCTTGTAGTGAACTGTGTACCATCTGACATCATAACATGAAGTTGACTTCTAGGATCATTAGCTGGACCAAAGATTTTGAAGTAGTTTGATAAATAGTATCTATTATCATCCCACTCATCAATAAAGATATCAAATAAGAACTTCATAATATTCTTATTATTAACTGGATCAAATACAATAGAATCACCATAAGCACTTTCATAGTAGTCTACTGGCATTCTAAAGAATTTACCTTTATAGTCTAGAGCTCTAAGATCTCCATCTTCATCTGGAATACAGATATTACGAGTATAGAAGTCTTTCTCTAGACCAAGTTTACTTATTAGAGCGTTTGTGGCACCAATTACATTAGGGTCCCACATACACATTAATGCATTTTCCATTTCAAATATTCCTCGTACCCCAAAACATTATAGTATATAAGAATTGAGGTGTAATAAACATGGACGATAAGTATAATTCTGATTCCGGCTTAGGATTCACCGAAGTCGGCATTCTCACTTCAGTATGTAATAAATATGAGCCAGGATATCAAACGTTTTATGTGCAAGCACTTAATCCGATGAATATGAAGTCTCCTATTAAAACTACGACTAAAGTTCAGAATCCAAATATCATTAATAAAGAAAAGTTTTCCACAGGCAAAGTTCAAACAGGGTCTAATATCCTAGTTGAAATGCCTAAGGAAGTTGCTAGAAACTTTCCTACTAAATTCATACCTCCTGGGACTAGATTTACTATAGCTTTCCTTGGCGGTGATATAAATAAACCAGTTGTTACAGGAAGGGATTACGATGGCTACGAAGACGACGCTAAATAGTATTAAAGCATTCATCAATACTAAGCCAATCATAAGCACTGATTACTCAAATATGTCGTTCATCGAAGAACGTGAGAGTATTCAGTTTGCTGTTGGTAATATAGTCACTGATGACTATTTCCCTGAATTAAAAGCTAAATGTGTTAAAGTATATCTTGACGATAAAGAGATTCAAAAGTATAAATATAGACCAAAGATGTTAGCATATGATGTATATGATAACGCTGAACTATATTATATCATTCTTAGAATCAATGATCTTTACAGTGTCAAAGACTTTAACTTAAGTAAGAAATATGTATATTTATTATCTAAGAAAGATCTTAAAGCCTTCTTGGCAGATCTATATACATTTGATAATGATCATATCCTTACATTTAATTCACATCATAAATTGAAGAATAGTTAATCCATAGGTCTAGGCTCATTGTAGTCTAGACCGTTATTTATTCCAGGTCCAACTTATTGCATCCTCTATCAAAGCTGGTGTATACCCAGAAAGGTCTTCTTCATCATTATATAGAAGGGCATCCCTATAAACTATTCTAGGAGTACCATCTTCTAAATCATCCATATTGAAATCTCTAACTACATTTGCGGCTCCACGGAATGATTCTGGTGGAGTTACTCCGAATTGTGTATAAGTATAGAGTTTCTCAGCATCACTAAATTCATTAAACATTCTTAAGCCAGTCTTAAGTACGATCTTGGTATCATCGAAGTTAGCTCCTCGATTATATGGATCTGCTTCATAACACTCTTCAAGTTCTTTAATGAATTCTTTACTAATACCATAAGCATCAGATTTCTTTTTAACACTATCTGATTCCTTAATCTCTACAGGTTTAGATTTCTCATTACCTAATAATGCACCCCAACTACCATTATTATTTTCATTAGTAGCAGTCTTAAGTTCATTCAATGATAACTTAGATAATGGTTCAGCTAAATGAATATCCTGTAAGAGTTCTAAAGGTCTTTCTTTAGAGTAAGGTAAATAGAAGAATTGAGATGATTGTGTTTTAAAACGTTTCTTAGCATTTGCCATACCAAGATACTTTCTACCATCAGCTCCATCTTCTGGTACTAAGATGAATGCAGAGTCAGCATTTTCTGTAATCAAAGTAGATTCACCAATGTTTGCACGACCTACTTTACGTACTAAATCTGCTTCACTAGATTTACGACCTTCATCAATTATCTTAGCCGCATCACGATTCAACTGAGATGCAGTGATAACTGGAATATGTTTAGCAACAGCGAATTCTTTAAATTCATCTACTACTGCACCAAGAGCTATACGCATATCACCACCCATGAGTTTAAAGTCACGTGGTCTAATACGTTTAATATAGTCTTGTACTAAACAAACGACTTCTTGTCCATTAGCAGACATTTCATCGTAAATTGTGTATAAGTAATCTGTATCTACAGAGTTACTTGGTACATATCTAAATTCAATATCGATAGGAGAATCATTAGATACACCTAGACCATTCTGTCTAAGTAGTTGCATGATTTCCTTATGACCACCAAATTCACTGATATCATCATCGGATACTAAGATACTGAATACACGTTCCAATGTTTCGTTCAAAGTATTTTCCATTGTTAAGAATAATATAGTTGGACGTTTAGTTGGATCTTTCGTAACAATATCTTTATTATTACCTTTGATTTGAAGTGTTAGATTCAATAGTGTACTAGATTTACCTTCACCTGGTAAGCCTAGATAAATATAACACCGATCATTTTCAAAACCACCATTCAAGGATCTATTGATTGCTTGAATACCAGTCTTAAGTTTTGTAGAACCGTCAATAGCACGATTATACATATGAGCTACTGTAGCCTCAAACTGTTCATCATTAGATAGAGATAATGATTCAGAGACACTACTTACGCATACATTTTCTTTAATCTTACGATTAACGTCTACGATTTGCTTTTGTACATCTTTTAGGATTTTAAACTTTTCCGTTTCATTAGCTATAGCAAAATCACTATATTGAGTGTACATTGTAGACATTATAGATTGAGTATAGAATGAGTTTCTATTATTCCCAATATTTTGCTCTATAAATGCCAATTCATTAGAACCTAATGGTTCTTCTAGTTTACGTAATGGGAAGATATTCTTTACATCTAACCCATTTAATGCTGCTTCCATAAGGATATCTCTATTCTCATATCCTTTAAGTCTAGCATCTAATAATTGTTTTAAGAAGAAGTAAGAATTTCTTTCACGAACTTGCTCTACACTAAAATTCTTACCAGGGTCTATCATCGTTAATAGTTCCCTTAGATCTGTCAATACACCTCTGTTGGATGTATGTATGGTCTTTAAGATATAATTTGCATATAAGATTATAGTTGATAGTGGTAATGAGAATCCACTACCTATATCTTTCTTAGCCATCTTCAATCCTCACTTTACATAATAATCACTCCTTTAATAGTTCAATCAATTCTTCTGGAGTGATGTAAGTATAACCCTTACTGTCATTTATATATCTACTTAGAATATCAAATTCTGTAAGGCTCTTGTCAGTAATATAATCAAACTCTTTACATTGCTCAAGCACTTCTTGAGACTGTCGTCTGATTATGTCATTCTTATAATCACATTTTATAGATATTGTTGGGTTGTTTCTATAAAATGATTTCAAGATATTAATGTTTTCATGCTCTAAAGTAAACTCCATACGGATATTGTTTACTCCTTGAGCTTGACGTTGTTTAATGAATTCAATAATCTTTTGTGGATCATCTTTAATCATCTCATCAAAGTTTATTGTATCATATCTATAAGACTGTATCTCTTCAAAGTGAACGTAATACTGTCTCGTAGTTATATTATGTAATAGAATTAAATATCCCTTAGGTTGCTCTTCCCCATAGCACCATCTATATGGTGAACCACAGTAATAGAAGTCTTTCTCATAACAACCTTGGACATGTACATGACCTGCAATGACTGGTCCCATAGAATATTTGAAATTATCCATTCCAAATACTGGACTTGGTGCATCTAAGTCAATTTTATCTTTTCCATATATAGCACCTCTAATTGTACCATGCATGCATACTGCATCATAGTAGTTATTATAGAGGATATTCTCGTAAAACTCTCTTCCCATTCCTGGCACTTCAGGTATACATAGGATACGTTTTTGTTTTACATATTCAAATTTTACAGTTTCAATTACACGTACATCTACTGATGGATCATTCATATATCTATAGAATAGTTTAGTTTGATTAGCATCATGGGATGGTGTACCATGTAATATAAATAAAGTACATTGTTTAGTTCTACATACTTGAACTAATTCATCTACAAACTTCAATGCATACATAACTGCATCGGAGTTACTCATAAACTTATGGTGAAATAAATCACCATTAATTGATATCAAGTCTAAGTCTAATAGCTTGATTCTATCTATAAATTGATTCTTAAGAATCTCATATTGTTTAGCTGGATCAAATACCCCGAAATGGATATCTGATATGTGTGCTTCCGTTAAAATATTGTCTTTCATAATTACCTCGATGAAAGAAAAGAACCTGTAAGGATCCTTGAAGGACCTTACTTTTATTTATTAAACTGTTAGACGGTTAATAAAAAAATAAATTTCCCAAGGGACCGAAATCCCTTGGGAGTATAATTTATTTATGCATTATCATACAGAAGCATTTAAAGAAATTATTGTCATCAATTTCACTTGGATCTTTGCTATCAGTACTAGCATATCGATATCTAATAGCTTGATATTTATTAGATTTTTCGATACGTCCAAGATCATTTGTTAATACTACACGAGCTACATCATTATCGGTGAAAGTAACTCGTTCAGTATTAGATTTATTGATAAGATTGTCTAGAGATTCTAATGAATCAGTATTCATGAATCTTCTATACATAGGTTTCAGTTCATTGATTCTAATACAACGAACTACATGACCTGTATCAACAATAATATCATTATCATCTGCTTTATCTGAAAGTACATATCCATTGCATGCTACTTTTTCAAATAACTCAGATACAATTAAGTCTGGATCAGATACACCCTTTACTGTACTGATAGTAATATCTGTAACTTCACCACTATCATAGTTATAGATATAAGATACTGTACCAAATCTTACTGGTATAATCATCTTATATTCTGGTTTAAGAAGATCGAATCCTAGTACTCTATTATCAAATACCTCTTCTCGTTCTTCATGATAACAACGATATTGATCATCAAAGACATCTACATGATCTTTGATTAAGTTAATTGCCATACGTAATTGTTTGAAACTAATGTTGTAACTTTTACCTGCCATCGGTTATATCTCCTTACAATACTTCATTAGATTAATAAATGAGTTCATGAGTTTATTAATAAGATTAATGAATAAATACTCATCAATCTTATTAGTGATTTCTAACTCACGATCTCTAAATTTGTTGCTAGAAACTATCTCATTGGTGATAGTATTCTTAATAGAAATTGTAATGATTGGTTTATCTTGATTCAAACCAATAGTACAATGACTAGTTTCATTAAGACTAAATTCAATATAAATGAATCCAGACTTTGAGTATGTTATAGGAAGACCATCTTTCATATCCTTAGTATTATGGAAGAAGAATGATATCTCCGCTATTTTGATGAATGCTGCCATCTCTCTCATCATATCATAAGATGGAGAAGTATGCATCAATTCTTTATAATACTTTCCTAGCTTATAATTATATATCCATCTAGGAAGGAACCAACTAGGAGTTGGCTCCGTTACTTTATCAAAGAAAATATTATCCATTGTATCCTCCATCAAATATCATAGCCTCTTTGGCTAAGGTATTCTTTGAAATCAAAATCTTCATTAGATTGATTCATAGCTGTAATAGCTAGGATATCCATGAGATCTAGATACATTTCTTTTGCTTGCTCTTCTGTCATGAGTTCCTCCTAACTGAGCTTGCTCTTATTAGTAGATTCTAGCCACATATTCATATCCATTGTATGAATATAAAGCACAATCATATCTATAGCTTCTCTATACATAGATATTTGTTCTTCAAGAGTTAATGGTACGAATCTATCATCATCTAGACCCATTCCTACTAAACCTCTAAAGTTCATTTGCGTATCAGAAGCAATGCGAGCTATAAATAGTTTATTACCATCACGATAAGTTAATACATGCTCTACTTCAGCATACTCTATCTTAACGTCAGGATTATTTGGTATAGTAGAAACCATACCAGTACAAACTAATTTAGTACCAATAGATGTATTAATGAAATTTGTACTAGTACCAGATTCAACATCTCTTTCAGTACCATATATAGATGAATTAAATACTGTTAGGGCATGTGGAACTGTACGCATCAACAAATCATTTCTACATTTATCGAAAGTATTTATTAATGAATAATCATCATTAAATAGTTTTTCTCGATACATCTCAAAATCATTGAGTAGTTTATCTGCTCTACTAAATAATGCATCTAATGTACTAAGAATATCTATATCCTTAGCTAAATCAGTTCGACGCATTAATATTCTACATTCTGCAGTTTCATCAGAAATAACTACTTTAACGAATATATCCATTCTTCTATCATAATAGCTTGTCAAGTTAAGTTCACTATATAAGCCTTTATGGATAGTAAAGTTATCATGATATATTCCATTAAATACTTCAAGCATAATCTCAGAGTTATTATATAATTCAGTAGTTTTTGAATTAACATCAGATAACTTTTCAATGAGCACTCTGAGTTTTTCTAATTCAGGTCTACTTAATATATCGATTATATCTACTAGCTTTGTCTCTTTCTTTTCCATTAGTTTGACTCCTTAGGGATCTTCTTAACAATTCCAATTAAGTCAAACTCATCGCTAATAGCTACTGTATTACTCAAGCTATATGCTGAGTTTACTACAATGATATTCTTTAGAGTATCATATGTAATATAAGTACTATATTTTGCATTGATCTTGATAACTGTTTCATTGGTATCTACCCATGCATTATCAGTACTAATTGCTTTAGGATCTCCATTTGCTTTAAGATATTTAGAAATAGCTTTCAATCTCTTATATAATAGATCCCCAGAGAAACGTTTCTCTGATTTAATTACAGTGAACTGATCATATGTGGAACGTAGTAATTTAGCCACACTTCCTTCAGTTGCTGGACTGTATTCAATACCTAGATCATCAAGCATCATATTTAAGATTAGATTCAATGCTTGATAAGATTCAAAGGTAATAATAGAATTGGATTTAATGTTAAAGATTACATCATTAGAATCCAATATTGCTACAATTTCTACTGCACAGTAATTACCAACAAACTTAAATAATATAAGTCCATTATGAGTATTACTTACATGAGAGAATATCATTTCTTGCCCATTAGCACCTGCTTTGTAAGTACCAATGGAGATTTCTTCTGCTGCTACTTTCCTTGCTAATTCTAAAATACCGTTAGCGTAGCGAGAATAAAGTTTGTTTGGATTGATCAATTTCATAACTGTTGATCTCCTTTCTAAGAAAAAATAAAATAAGGGAGTGTAAGGTCTTGGCGGACAGATTTACGTTCATATTGATGATATAGTTTATAATGCGGAGTTCTCACGCTTACGTATTCGCATTTGTAAGTTAAGAGAGAGATGAGAACTCTGAAAAGGTTTTCATGTGTTGTGTTTGTTTTGTATGAGTGTTAGTGTATTTTGTTGAGAGGGTCCGCCAAGACCATACACTATAGGAGTGTGTCATCTATCACAGGGACTGATAGATGGATATCGATTCCTCGATATCACCTAAATAATATGTAACCAAAATAATGTTTACCTAGCTCGAGTTCTAGTATCCTCTTCTATACTATCACGTATAGACCAATATACATAGCCAAAGAGCCTATCTTTAACTATATCCCATAATACAGTATCTTCATATGTATCCTTATCTATAAAGTCTATATTATCTTTATTTAGTAAACACATATACATGCATACTTCCTGATCATCTATATACTCTTCTGGAACATCATATAGTTGATAATCTGTATTATTGAAGAATCCATGATTAAGTAAGATATTCTCAGCCGCAAAACAGAATAGATTTAAACCATTTTCCTCAGCTAGTATATCATATAAACTATAAGAGTCTACTTCAATAACTCCTTCAAAGTCATAATGCTCTACATCTTTAAGATATTCTACTTTTTCAAATCGCTCTAAAGATCTAAAGTTAAATTTAGATAGATCGATTAGTCTAGAATTCTCTTGATCATAAGTAAACCATTTTTTATACCATGAAGTCTTTCTTAGATCATTCAATAAAGATACATCATCTAAATTAACTATCTCTTTATATAGATTGAATATATTCATAGAGCTTAGTAATAGCTCTCTATTCAATCTTTCACCAATAAATATAGTTAAAGCTTTACCACGATCTCTATTATTAAGATCTTTTAGTTCATAGATCTTAGATAGAGTCTCTTGTAATAACTCTGCATATGTCTTATCCATTATAACCTACCTTGTAATACATTAATATATATAAAATGACCAATAGCCATAACTATAGCATCCTTATTATAAGACTTATTGGATGGTTTCTTTAGATTAATTTTTTGAGTATTCCCTTGATAATATATATTAAACCTACCATTATCAATAACCCATGCTAGAAGCTTATCATTATCAATATAAGTAGATCCATTTAATATTAATATAAATGGATCATTAATCGATATCAGCTCATTAAAAAGATCTAATAGATTCTTCATATCAAATAAGAATAATAGACCACATAACCAAGTTAATTCATTTGATGTCTTAACTGGAAATATATAATCTTGACTTCTAAGATAGTATTTACTGTCAGTAGCATTCTCTGGTAATGTGCCATCTATTTGACGTTCTACATATTCACTGACTGCAATATCTTTATCTAATTTAGTATATTGATAACAGATATTATATATATTTTTCTGCTTAAACTGATTGATCAGATTCATTAAGTTTTTCATCACATTTCCTCCTTTGTTTATAGGAATGTCTTTTGATTAATAAAAAAATAAAGCCGATGGATCATAGTAATCCATCGGCATATTATTATCTTGGGTATTTTACTCTGATTGCTTTAATAACTCCATTTAAGAAGTGATTACTTGGTAGCATATCTTTTGGAGTATTTACTTTTTCACTACCAACTATAATCTTAGCTATTGGAGATACATAACCCCAATCATCTTTACTTGTTCTAATCTCAATAGATTTTGTTTCTCTATTGAGAATGAAGAATTTAGATATCTCTCTATCAAGTCCTTGATGATCAATGAAGTTAGTATAGATGAACCAATACTTATCATACATATCTTGTACTATATTACCACCATGAGCATATTTAGTAATTCTTCCAAGTTCATCTTTGATAATCTTTGCTGGTAGTTGTTTATAATTACCAAGTTCAGATTTATCAAAATCAAATTCTTTAATCAATGCATCTTTTAGACTAGTTAATTCTTTAATGATTGAAAGAAGTTTAGTCATTCTAATACCAGATAGAGATACATCTACAGTCTTAGTTATATTGGAGTATTTAACATATAGTCTTGGATATTCTTCTAGTTCATATTTCTTACGGAATTGATCCATATGAATCTGAATTGAATCTTTTACCCCAAGACGGATTTTACCAATACGAAAATTGCAATTTAAAAGAACCATGATATCACGAATTCGTTCTTTTATTTTCTTACGTTCATCTGGCTCAGCTGGTCTTATAATCTTATTGCAAATATACGCTATATCTTGAGATATAGCACAAATACTTTGTAGTCTTACCAAATCGGAATCTGGTAAATATTTGGTTTTTACTATCATTTTAAATCCTCCCCTATGAAAACCTTACTTTCTTCAACATAGGCTGCTTTTAAATCTGGGTATATAATTGCACCCATTTCTTTATCTTCACAGACATATTTGGGGTTATTACATTTTAGTCGATTATAATTTATATCTGAGAATTTATTGCATTCAATAGAATTAAGTATTGAATCACCATAATGCATAATAGCGTGCTCTTCTGTAAGAACAGGTTTTATATAAGTATAGTGTCTATTATGAATAAGATCTAATAATAATTCTAATATATCATCACGAGTATCTATTAAACTATTAACACTATTTGAGAGTATATCTACACTGTAATCACCATCTTTATCAATAATTAGAAATAACTTATTACGTATATAATCATCATCCCCAAATTGTATATGCATTCTAATACCTTTTTGAAATTTAAGCTCACATAATTTTACTTCCATTTCTTTAGTTTTATATGAATCTTTTTTAGCTCTTCTAAAAGATGCAGGAGTATGTCTTAATTCCCATTCAATAGTTTTACCAAGAGAGTATACATCCTTTATAATATTTCTAATAATAGTAGCTTTTATAACAAATAAAGAATATTCTTCAATTGGCTTTCTTAATTCTTCCATTACGCAATACCTCCATCAATTAACTTATCAATATATCTAACAATTCTATTTAACTCTTTTGGTTTATGTGTATATTTATTACACGGAGTATAAGGATCATAAAGAGCAATTATTAATTTTTCTTTAGTATCTACATAAAATACATCTTTTGCACCATTATTATACTTCATAACCCCTTCTTCAAATTTGAAGTTTGGATTAAAAAGTTGTAATTTTGGGCTACCTTTTAAATGATCATGAATATATTTATACTTTCTATATTCTTCCTTAGCGTATCCGGAATCCATATAATGGATATTACCATCTTTGTAGATTAATTCATATTGATCATATTCACTACATTTGGGAAGATCTTTTTTATTGAATTCATAAATATTGACTAAACGATTACGTACTTTGTTTAGTACTCTAATGGAATATCTTAAGTTGTAATCTTCCATGTTACGGAATGATAATTCACTTTTATGGTCATTAATATAGTCAATTTTAATATGACCAATGCTTTTATCCATATATTGTGGTAGAGTATTATAAAATCCTATAATAGCTCCACCATTATGGTTTAATTTGCATTCATATAAATCTAATCTTTTATCGATATTAGCTAATACAACTCGTAATTGGTTTCTTCCTTTATAACGTTCGTTATTTGAGTACTTTCTTAAAATGATATTAGCCATATAACCTATCTGATGTGATATTTGTTGTATGGCTCTAATTCTAGATAATTCTCTTTTTGTAAGTTTCGTTAGTTCTTTCATTTTTATCAATCTCCTTTAAGATAAAAT